TCCCCTAAGTGTTCTTGATGATTTCCAGAATGATGCCAGTAAGGGCACCACCCGCGAGAAGCCAGACGATCCGGCTCGTTGCCGCTGCGCCCTGCAAACGGGCCCGCCACAGCTCAACCTCAAACACCCGGCCTTCAAGTGTGCCCAGGCGGCCGTTGGCCTCACGCTGCAAGCCCTCGACGACGCTCACAGCTTCACGCAGCTGCACCATCTCGCGCTTCAGCTCTGCCACGTCATCGGGGCTCATTACGCGATTGCCTTGACGGTAAGCGATCGTCCGATCGCGGTTAGCGTGTTTGCGGTCGCATAGTTGAGCGTGAAGGTATTGGTTCCGGCTGTGAGTCCGGTCGCAATCATCATGAGCGGAATGGAAAACTGATAACCGGCCGTGCCGCTTGCAAAACTTGCCGCAAAGTTAGACGCGGCGGCGGTAATAGTCGTTGCACCACTAACGGAAACCGCAATCGCCGCGGTCGCGGCACCACTCACGCTCCCCTTTAGCCATCCCGTGATCAATGCGGTCGTCCCGGTGGCAAGGGTCGCGCTGATAGCCGTTCCGTCGCCCGTTAGCGTAGTGACATACGTCCCACTTGTCGTGGTTGCGTTTATGTAGGACGTGGCGCCGACCTCGGTGGTGCAAACCCAGCTGGTGCCGTTGTAGATCGTCGTGATGCCAGTGGGAACTGCTGTGTTTGCACCAGTAGCAGCGGCCACGGTGGAACCCGTGATGTACGCCCGCTGGCCCTCAAACGGCGACGGGATATCTGCATTACGCAAAGCTTCGGTGGCGTAAATCGGACCGCCGCAAAGCATGTTGTCGCGGAGCTGCGTGTTGAGCTGGGCGGCCGTGAGGATTGCCCCGGCTACCCACGTTGATGGTGCTGTCCATGCCATTGGGGTTCCTCCTTAGAACGCCAGCAGGTTTTGGTCAAGTACGCCAAAGATTGACGAATCAAGCGTGAAGTAACCGTTGCCGTCCACGCTTTCAAACGTGAATCCTACGGTGTGACTGCCCGGCGTGATGTTGTGGCGAATGCCAGACACAAACACGTCTTGGGTGACGGTTAACGGAGTGCCCACGCTGTAAGTCTTGGTCACGCTGGTGATATCTGCAATTTCAGCGGATAGCACGAGGTCTTGGTCATCCGCAGAAAGCGCGGCGAGCTGCACTTGAAGGCCGGTGAAACGAAGCACAGGGTCTTTGTAGCGGCCGAGCAGGTAGTTGCCCAGCGCCGCCACTTCGGCGGTGGTGCTGTTCAGCAGGTCAAGCTTTGTGTACTGCTGCGCTTGATAGAGCGCAATGCTGTTGGCGTCCGAAGTGGTCTGGGGAGCCATTGCGTCTGCGGGGGATTGCGTCTGGATGTAGTTGTAAAGCAGCTCGTCGCCGAAGCCGTTTGTGAGGGTTGAATAATCCACACCGGCCGGGGTGCTAGAGAAAATAAGGCCCGCCACTGCGGGGTTATAAGTGCGCCCAGTAAACACAAGCGACCCCTGCGCGTTGATAAACAGGTTCCCTTGCTCTGACGCCGCGACCAGCTGCAAGTAGTTGAGCACGTTCGTGCCGGCGGACACTTGGAACGCGCCAAGAGTGCTGGAACCCGTCTTGATGACGTAGGGCCCCTGGTACGCGACCTCGGGACGGTTCAGGACGGCCTCGACGCGGGCACCCGTGAGCTGCGCGGTCGGCGTCCACTCATTCATGTTCTGATTTGCAAGAACGGTGAAGGCATCGGCGCACGACGCCGTGTTCACGTCGCCATCCACGGTGAAGTCGTACGTGAGATCCCAGTCAGTGACAAACCCTGAGTAGATCTGCACTCCGGCGGCAAACACCTGAATAGGCTGACGCGGGCCCACGTAGGGGTAATAGGGGCTTGACGCGTTCAGCGGGTCAAGGATGCGCTGCGGGTCTTTGAAGCGCACCGATGCCGTGCCGGCGTTGAATTGCTCCAGCTCGCGGTTGCGGCCCCTGGTGATGCTGATCGACAGCACCTGGTCAGTCAGGTCGACCAGCTGGTATCCGCCGAGGGTGCCGGTGTCGAGCTTGCCGTATACCGAGTCGTCAAGCTGGAACGGCTGCCCAAAGTTGGCCGTGGTCTGGAAGCCGACCAGTACCTGAATGGTGGGGGCGCTCATGCTGCCGCGAACACCGGGCCGCTGCGGCGCTGGGCCGACTGGATTGCTTCGATGATCTGCTGGCCGATCTGGTCAGGCGACGACACAAGCCCGGCTTGCACGTTGATTGTGACGCCCATGCCCATTCCGCCGGAGCGCTTGAGCGGGATAACAGCTTCTGGGCCTGCCTCGCCAATAAGGGCAAACGTCGGTTGCGTCACGATTCCGCCGGAGGCCATTTTCTTGGCCTTCTTCTTCTTGGGCTTTGCGGCGTTGATGTTGCCCAACTTGGGTGCGTTCGTCAGCAGACCCTGCCCGGCGCGGCCTGTCAGTTCTGTAATCTGCGCCACAACGTCGGCAAGCGATGAACCAAACGCTGATGCGAAACCCGCGCCCATTTCCTCGCCGGCGGAAGCGCCAATCAACCCGTCCAGTTCGGTGCGGAACTGTTCGGCGCTGATGGTCCCCGCGTTAAATGCCGCCGTGAGGCTGGCGACTCGATCACTGGCCGCAGTCGACTCTGCTTCTGCCTGCGCCCTAAGGTTCTTAATCTGCTCTTGTGTGATGAAATCGTTGAGAGCGGTTACAGCCTTTGCGCGTTCCTCCTCTGTGTCAGCAGAGGTTACGGCGGCTTCTAGGTCGGCCCTCTGTCGAGCTGCAACCTGGGCATCCAAATCTTTCTGCAACTGGTCGGCTTGCTTGCTTGATGCCGCCCCGGCCCGCTGGCCGAGCAGCGTCCCGAATGACCCGGTGAGCCCCACGAGATTCTGCCTGGCGCCTCTGACTGCGATCTGAACCGCGTTGGTCATGAGCTTTACGCGCCCGATGAACTGCAAAAGAGCCTTTTCTGCCTTGTCAGTGTCGGTGGCAAATCCGGCCATCGGATTCGGAGTGTTTGCGGCCTTCTGCCACGACTTAAAGAGATCGATGGCCTTTTCGAGCATGCGGATGCCGACGACGAGCGGCGCGAAGGCCGCCGTGAAAGCGACTTTCAGGGCCTGCAAGATTGCGCCAGAGTGTTCATTAATCCAGCTGAATACGGCCCTAATCACGGAACCGAGCTTGTCCATGATGTTTCGGAAGGTCTCTGACTTCTGATACGCAGTCACCAGGGCAATGGACAAGGCCGCTATTCCGGCGACGATGGCGAGGATGGCAAGCCCCGCGGGCGAAAGCGCCATGATGTTGAGCGCCACATTCAGTGCGCCAATGGCAACTGCAACGCCCACCACAGCGCCAGCGAGAGCAAGGAATACCTGCGGGTTATCTTGCGCCCATTTACCGAAACGCTGCAAGACAGGGAGGATGGCCTCGACCACCGGCAAGAGCGCGGCCCCCACGCTCTCCTTCGTTTCGTCCAAGGCGATTGAGAGTCCACGGAACCGGCCTTCAGCCGTGCTTGCCGCGTCAGCTGCTGCTCCACTGAATCGGTCGCTCAACTTGGCAAAGATTTCCTCGGTGCTGGCCCCGTTCTTGACCAGCTCCTTCATGGTTGGATCAAGCTTCGCCAGGGCACTCTCCTGCCCGGCATATGCTTTCGCCAAAGCCAGAGAAACAGTCTCAACGGGCTTCCCCGTGCTTGCGGCGATATCAAGGGCAAGACCGAGGCCCCTCTGTGCTTGTGCCAGGTCGCCGGTGCCCCTTGCAAGGGTCGCCAGAGCAGGACGCAGTTCGTCATCCGAAACGGCGGCCGCCATGCTGGTCTTGGTGATGAAGTCCTCAGTGGCAGCGATGGCCGACGCGGAAGCTCCAGTGGTTCGCTGCAGTGCGCCGGCCAACTTGACCTGAGCAGCCTCGTCCTCAATTGCGCCCTTCACAGCGTCAATCGCGGCAACGCCGACTGCTGCAACTGCAGCTGCAGCTGGCAGGGCGGCTTTGCGGATGGCGTGGTGGGCTTTGGCGCCAAAGCCTTCAAGTTCCCTGAACTTGCGGGTTGCCTTGCTGATCCCCGAACCGTCGAAGTCCGTGAGGATCGGAATCGTGATTGCCATCAGCGCACCAGCCCTTGCACGGTCTTTTCGGCATTCTTGATCAAGTCGAGAATGTCAGCCTGAATCTGGCCAGCATGGCGGTCGTACGTCGGCCAGAGAACGCGGGGATTCCGGCCACGGAGATTGCGGGCGAACGATCCGCCGGCATTCCTGGTGCCTGCAACCTCAAAGATTGCGCCGGCCGGGGAGGCTTGTGTGATGTAGATCACGCTTGCCTTGTTCTTGCGTGTGGTCGTCTTGACCTTCACGCCACGACGGACTGCCGATGATGCCCAGGGGAACTTTCCGGACCACTGCCGAGCCATTCCAGAAAGAGGCATATTTGGATAACCAGACTTGGCGTCCGACACCATTGGCGCAACAGCACCCTTCGCGCCGCGCATGAACTCTTTGGCGGCTTCAGGCTCCAGCCGACGCAACGCCTTGATGGTGTCTTTCACATCCACCCTGGTTGTCACGTCAACTGGCACGGTTTCCCTCTTTGATTAGTTCCAGAACCGTATTGAGATCCCGCATTCTGAACGGTACTTCAGGGGGCCAGTAGCCGGTATGCACCAGGACGGTGCAAAGCGCCCGGCTTACTGATCCCCATTGGTAGGGTTTGCACCCTCATCCGTTTCGGTTTCGACTGACTCGATGCTGACAAGCGAATCCACGAAGGCATCGAAGTCATCACCGACAGGCAGACCCTTATCGCGGCCTGCCTGCCACGCCATGAACGCAAGCCATTCGAGACGCGGCTGAATTGCCAGCACAGTGGCCGACACGTTAAACCGTCGCTCAAAGGCAATGGCGTTCTTAATGGTGTCAATCGCAACCGTGAACTCGCCCTTACTGGTCGTGAACCGGATGTTTCCCTCTACTGCTTCAGCTGGCATCTGTTCCCTTTCGATTGCCTTTGTGGGCTACGGAGTGACGTCGCGGACCCACGTGCCGCCCGTGAATGAGATTTCGAACACCTGGAGCTCGCCCACGGTGTAGCTGACAGGGTAGTCGGCGATCATGGTGTCGCTGATCGTCCACTCAGGGTTGTTCGCTGCAACCGAGCCCGCGTCCTTGCGAACCACAATTGCGGTGTCGCCCTGGCCAATCTCAGCGGCGAGGGTGGCCTCAACCGACCCCGCGCCATACTCGGCGTAAAGGGTGATGGTGCCGTCCACGGTCTGAAGGCCGCCGACCATGCGCTCGCCACCATCGCCGAACGCGGTCGAGGTAAGCGGGTTCTGGCCGAGAGTGAAAGAGATTGCCGAACACTGGTCGCTCAGCTGGACCCCGCCGATAGTGATCGACGCGGGCTGTGAAAGATAAGTC